CCAAGCCAGTTGTTTCTCCCACCGTTGAAGCACCCAAGGTAGTTGTTTCTTCCACCGTTGAAGCACCCAAGCCAGTTGTTTCTTCCACGGTTGAAGCACCCAAGCCAGTTGTTTCTTCCACGGTTGTTGCATCCGCTCATGTTGAATCAGTTTCTTCAAAAGTTGTGGAAGAAGGCAAAGGACTAAAAATTTATGGCAATTATTGTGGTCCTAACTACTGTGGAGGCCAAAAGTTCAAGGGTGCAGAAGGACCAAATTGTCAATGGGGTGTTCCTCCCAAGGATTCACTCGACGAGTGCTGCAAGCTGCTTGACCAATGCTGCGGTTTGAATCGCAATGCAACTTGCAACAAGGAAATTCTCTCTTGCATCAACAAGGTTAGTTGCAATGACGTCAAATGCACACTCGCACAAACTGCTATGAAAGCCACATTCACTGTCATGAAGAATAAAGTGTGTGGTGAGTTGATTCATCGCAAACAGTCAACTGATTTTTCTGCATCCACATCGGCCAAGTCATTCTCAACTTCAGCAAGTGATGTCATTGGAGACGTGAACAACATGCACATGCGAATTGTTTCTATCATTCATGAAACTCAAACCATCCAGGAGAGAGAAATTGAGCAAAATAAAAAGAATGTGGAATTATCTCAATCTGATTTGGATAAATTCATAATGAAAGAGGATGACGAACAAAAACAGTTGAATGAATTGAAGGCCAGCATTCTTCAGACAAATCAAAGCATTGCTCGCCACTATGCGCAAATGAGCGCAGATTCTCTCTACTTGCAGAAGCTAGACCTGATCAAGCCCCAGTTTTTGAAAACATTGGACGACACTAATGCCAACTTCGCAACGCTTTCAGAACATGTATCGAAACTCGTAAATGATGAACACAAGAAATTTATGGAAGACATTTTGGCAAGGGCTCGAAATGCAACAGTCTATGATACACGTGATCTTGCTCAAGCGTTTTTGGCGCATTATGAAAAATACAAGCACGTTCTTCGTTCTGAATCCAATACATACGATCATGATGTGTTGAAACTAAAAGATTTGAAAAATCGTTATGAATCTGGAGAAGTTGTGTTCAGCGGTTTGAAAGCCGAAGTGGCTCGCCTGCGTGAACTCTTGACGTCTTTGAAAAAGACACTTACGACCAGTGAGGCCGAAGCCCAAATTTTTGTGCAAATCGAACAAATTATTTCATCAATTCTCTCGTCCAAGAAGACCAAGTTTGCGATTGATGGGGCAGAAAAAGAATGCGCCGTCTCCGTTCTGAAGTCTCATGTGGCAAATGGACTGGTTTGAAATAAATGCAACGTCATGTCATTATTTTATGATTATTTATTTTGTCAAATAATAATCATGAATGCAACATTTTCGAAATGCTCTTTAAGTATTTTTGACGAATTAAAAAAAAAATTGATTTAAAGGTTTGGACATAGAAATGGTAGGCAGTTTAAAAACAACGACCACACAAAGCAACCCGACAACCCAATCAATCAATACAATGGCCACTAAATCCGATTCCGCTTCTCAATCAATCATTTCCGGCGCCAACTTTCATCCCGATTCTGACATTAAATATGCAAAAGTGAAGGTCAACAATGCTGGTGGAAAGAGTGTTAGCATTCTCAATGCTTCCACCAATTCCACTCTCAATCTGCAGACTCCGCTCATGTTGACATGGGGAGTCAACGAAAATACCGACAAGAAGACCGGCGAGGTGCAGTCTTATACCATGGCTCTGCAGTTTCCCAGCATCGATTACAGAACACCCGGCGTCAGCAAGTTCTTCGATGCAATGCAGCAATTTGAGACCAAAATCAAGCGTGATGCAATCACCAATTCCAAGGAGTGGTTCGGCAAGGCAATGTCTGCTGAAGTCATCGGCGCAATCTTCAACCCTGTGCTTTCCTACTCGAAGAATCGCCAGACTGGCGAGCCTGATCTCAGCAAGAACCCAACTCTTCGCGTGAAGTTGCCGTTTTACGATGGCGAGTGGAAGGGTGTTGAAATCTACGACTCCAATAACACTGCGCTCTTCCCCAACTCTGAAGGCAAGACACCCAAGGACCTCATCACCAAGGGTTCTGATGCTGCGCTCCTCATCACCTGCGGCGGGCTGTGGTTTGCTGGAGGCAGTTTCGGCGTCACGTGGCGTTTGACTCAAGCCGTCTTGAAGCCCAAGCCTACACTGAGTGGAAAGTGCCACATCGTGCTTGACGACGACGAGCAGAGGCTCATGACTGCTCCTGCTCCTGCTAAGGCATCTGCAGCGCAACACCAGGAAGACGACCATGTGCCTTCTGTGTCTGCATCACAGGAGGTTGATGTCGAGGATTCCGATGAAGAGGATGACAGCCCGGCTCAAAGAATTGCGTCTGTTCCTCCTCCTGCTGCAGCCGCTGCTGCACCCAAGAAGATTGTCGCCAAGAAGAAGTAAAGCTGCATGCTGCTGCTGGCTTAAAAAAAAGCACCAGGTAAGTTCATAAAAAACACAAAAACAATAAAAAATATTTTTTCATTGTTTTCATACCAATAATTCAAATACTTATCGCATTGCACGCTTATCACACGCTTATCGCACTTCACGGTTCCAGCTTAAAAAAAGGCACCGCGCACCAACCAATATATGTGATCGCCGATTGCAAGAATGCCGGCCAGCGTGATTGCGTTGTAAGCAAGTGGGGGCGCATGTGGGCCGGTTTGACCGATGTAGATGACAAGTGGCGCCACAATCAAAACATGAAACCATGAAATGAGAGAATATCCATTTTTTAATAGTTTTAGTCCATGTGCAATGATGATTGCAATGCCTAAAAATATGAGCGCTGGATAAATCCACGATGGAGCTGCATTCCGCTTGACCCCTAAATACAGAAACAACCCTCCCACAAAAATGATGTGAAACAAATGCACAATCAGGCTTCTATTTAAAGTGAAATTCATGTTGCAATGAAGTATACTGATATTATTAAATTCATTCATGTTTATCAAATATGTGCTTTCGCAAAATACTGTCTGGAAATGAGGCGCCCACTTTTCGCATGAACATGTATTCATTCGCGTTCATTCTGCGGTTTTCACGCACGCTTTCAACATCATTAAATGTCCATGAATCAAATTTGTATGGGTTATTTCCATTCGGCGTGCGTTTCCAGTCCACCAGCGTGGTTTTTTTCTTAATCACATTTTTCAAACGGTTTATGTTTAACAGCAGAATTGCCGCATAGCTTTCGTCGCCCGTATGTCCACTTGACACTAGCGACAATATGTTTTTGATTTCTTCATTGGTTTTCGAGAGTGAGACCATTTGGCTCAAGTCCTCATGACAAAAAATGCACCACTGTGAATGCACCAAATGCATTTGTGGCGGAAGCATGCGCAAATTTGCGCGTTTGACAATATTCGGATTCCACCATATTTTGTCATACGATACAAATGACTTTTGCTTGTATTTATTGAAAATCTCCACAAATCTCTCTGGGCTTACCATTGGAACGCACGAATCGGAATGCAGTGTGTACCATTCCGCCGGATGCGTTTGGACTGCGTGATCATACATCGACATCATGGCGTCAACCAACCATCCCCAAGCAGTTGGCCGCATGCATTCATCCGGAAGAAACCATTGTCGCAACCACTCTGATTTCACAGTGTTTTTGTAAGACAACGAACAATGCACCACAATCCCATATTTGAACTGCAGCCGCTCCAATCCCTCAAACCATTCCCGCCAAATATGCTCCTTGGTCAAATCACCTGTAATCAAAAAACAAAATGTCGCGTTGTTCATTCAACTGATTGTTTAACTGATTGTTTAACTGATTGTTTAACTGATTGTTTAACTGATTGATAGATTAATTAATTGAATTGAATTTATATTATAATAAATCAAATTGAATGCAATACCCCATAAATGCTAGCATCAAATGAGGTGAACATGCACGCAAATCGGCGCTTTGTTCCTCACATCGTAAATGTCATTCGAACAAATGAGAGAAATTCCATATTTATTGTTTCGCAAAACAACGGTTTGCCTGGACATTACATGCAATTCTCTCACTTGCAGTTCCACACATTCAGAATCATACAATGGAATCCGCAACACGCCGTTCCCTCTGCTTAATAACTCCTTGATGTCGGCCCGCACATCAATATGCAGCTCATTGTTTGCATCGATTGACATGTGTTCCGGCAGGTCTGGCATGCATTTGACAATCAGCTGCTTCGATACATCGCCTTCAATCCGATAGTGCAGCTCGCTGTGCCAAAGCGGCACATAAAACGTCTGTCCCTCAAATTGCACCACTGAAATGTTATTTTGGATGACATCTTTGAGAGATGGTTTTAAAATGATAAAATTATTTTTCTTCATTTTCTCTCGAATGATGCGAGTGATTTCGTCAAAAATCCCGATGTCCATCTGAACAGCCGCATTATATTGCTCCAACATTTCGTATAACTGAAACAGCATGGATGGATCCAATGAGTCCAGCAAGAGGCTGACCGACACAGATGCATAATCGTTCACAATCCGATGCAACAAGTCCATCAAAATCGGGTTCATCAACGGAACCTTATCATTTTCTGATTTGTGCTTAGACAAAAAGAGAGATTTCACGAAATTCATGAAAATATTCGTGTATGTTTCATTGTTTTCATCTGCGTTCATTTTGGATGTTTCGCCACTCGCATCAACATCCAGCAACAACAGTTGATAAGCCGAAATCAATTCCTGAAATGCAGCGGTTGCTTCCACAGTGTTTCCATTTTTGTCGGGATGCATCCGCAACGCTAAAATATGATATCGCTTCTTCAATTCAACCAACGAACAGTCCCGCGACACTCCAAGAATGGCGCGCGCATCTTTGACATTCATATTATTTTGAATCGGATGAGTTGTGTGAGTTATATAAATAATTTCATTTTACGGCATGCGTTTATACCGTTTTGCACGCTTTGTTTGCATTATCGCATATTATGTTCACCAGCATAAACACAAAATTCTCTAAATGATAAATGGGTCGATAGTTGTTGTTATAATACTGCAAAAATCGGTAAGTGTTCATCAGCACGTCAGACATGTTTTCGTCAAGCAATATCCCTTTGTGTTTCAATACGGTTATCAAATGCCACGCACACTCGTTCACATCAAAATCATAAATCAGAATATCATACAATAATTCTCTCAACTGGGCAAATCGGATTTGTTCCACATTCATTATGTATTCACACAAGTTGTTGAACAACTCCTGGCGTTGACAAGTTTCATCTTGGTTGTTTTGAATTAGTTTGATGTTGTGAACATTTTCCGGAACAATCTTGGCATGTGGAGCAATTTTTTTGTAAGCGGCTGCAGTTGGCCTAGGAACCGGAATAATTTCACAGCTGTTCAAAATGTTGCTGGGGATGAAGCCCACGTTTTCCGTGATGAGTATGTATTTTATGCGAAGATGGTTGTGATGTTGCATGTGCATGTAGCTGTAAAAGGTTTCCAAAAGCTCACTGTGTATGTTATGGAAATATTTGCACACAATGATGCCTGTCATTTCTGGGCGCGCACTGATCACATCCACAATCTGGCTGTGCATTTCATTCCACAACAGCTTTGATGTGCATCCGAGCAAGGACATGTCTATCTCAAAATGGATGTCGCTGATTTTTATGAAGTAATTTCTTTGTTGTACACCACCGTGAGTCGCTTCTCGTATTTTAGATGGGTCGGGCTGTATCGACTGATGCACGAAAGCACCTGACTGTATTTGCCAGTTCCAGGCGGACCATAAAATATCAAGTTTTTAAGTTCGTTTATCTTGGAAGGAAATGCGTTCGAATACAATGTTTTCAACTTGGGGTGCAATGGGGTTGAAACCGCACTCTCAACGTATTGTTCAAAATGATTGTCGTTGAATTTCATGTAGTGCAATAATACAAAAGTGTTATTTCAATTAATTATACACCATTGTTATTTATTTAAACACATTGCAACGCATATATTAAGAGTAGCGCATTAGTTCCATGAGTTTTTTAATTTATCCAGACAACTTCAAGCCGGTCCATCTTCATTTTGGTCCAATCGTCAAAAACAATGATTATGATGGGAATTTCTCTCGAATCATCTATTCCACAAAGGACATTACATTCAACGGGATTGGGGTCATCGTTGATTTGAGCGACACAACCAAAGAATTTCATTACAAAAAAATATTCATACGATTTGATCCCAACAGCGCGATGAATTTGAATGTAGTGCATCAATTGCAAACAATTGAATCCAAAATCCTTCAAAAATATGTTGGTGATGTCATAAGAGAACCACGCCGGTGTGTGCATTCACTTGCTGATCAGTTAAAAAATGGGTGCATCAAAGCTTATGCAAGTGATGGTTCTGGAGACGACACACTGGATGCCAACAAAAGTTCATCAAATCTTCATGTCATGTTGAAAATTTGCGGCGTTTGGGAAACACAAGAAGAATGCGGAATCCTACATAAATTCACAACCTGTTAGAATTTTAGAAACCATCTAAAAATATTTAATAATGTTATTATAATAAGAAAACAACATCATTTGCAATGAATTTCAATGTGGTGGGATACATTCTGATTGCTCTCATTCTCATCATTTGCTTGCGCGTATATCAAAACTCGGATTCGTTTCAGTTGCAGTGCATCGTGTCCGACATTGACGGCAACAAATACTGTGTTCGAGAGCGGGCTAAACTTGACATGGCTGCGGATTTGCTTGCCCAATGCACTGTGAACATGAAAAAACTGGTGAAACACATGGAAAAAACATACCCGGACCAAGAGAACGTGCGACGACTCGTTGATGGGTTCGACCCGCACCAAGTTAGCGAAACACTTCCAACCAGTGAATTTACTGCTTACAGTGAAAACAAGGGTGAAAAGCTTGCGTT